CCGTGAGCAGGCAGCCGTCAATAAAGTGACTGGTTACCTTGTCAGCGACCCATTGACACCGATTATTTCAGATTATTGTAAGACAGTATTGCGGTGCACAGGCAGTAAGCAACCATGGCAGATGACAGGAGAAGAATCCTGGAAAGTCGAAAATGGTAGCTGGCCTCAATGCGATGTCGAGCTAATCCGTGAGTCCGTGAAACGGGATTTATGTTTGACCGAGAGCGAGTTGACTCTAATGTGCGAGACTATTAACAGTGCGAAGGATCTTGACGATTTTGCTATGGTTATCGATTTGCCCCAAAAGGTGAAGATACCAGCCGTGTTGGGAGACTGCGTCGTAGTCCCGCCCACGCCATCGTCAATCCAGACTACTAGCCTTACTACATCATGCAAGCTTTCTCCAGAGAAGAAGATGACTTCCGAGTGCGTTCTGTCAAAACTCTTAGAAACACCCTCTACGCCACCCTCCGGCAAGCAAGGGAATTCCAAGAGCGACGACGACAAGGTGCAACGTCCGAAGCAGCTCAAGCCAAAGGCTCCCGCAGGAGCAAAAAGCAAGGGCGTAAGCTTCGCGACCAAAACATCTGGTTCGCGCAACTTGCGAAAATCTGGCTCGGGTTCGTCACCCAATTCAGCCAAATCTTCCAATCCGGGTGCCAAATTCAACTTGGCACAAACCCGTTTATCGAAAGCCCAAACACCACAAGTAGTAGAGATGGAACAACCAATAGCGACAGCCCCACCGACGAAGGTGACACTGATTGCGGAAATGGAACAACGCAAAGCCAGACTGGCACAAAAAGCACAGGGAACGAGTCCGACGACGGACGTTGCATTAGCCGTACCTGTGTTGAGTGCAACGACAGCAGCGACTCCACAGCAAAAAGCTTCGGGAACGAGTCAGATGGATTTAATCCAATCCGACGTTGCAGATGCCGTACCGAAGTTGAGCCCGCAGTTGGATGTAGTGGAAGTGAGTACCCCGCCGATAACGATTATTGCCCAAGTGCACCGATCTGCGTCAGCGGAAGCGATTCCGACGATTCCGAAGGACACCCCACAGACACAACAAAATCAGAAACGCCCAAGTCGATCACAACGGCGCGCCATGAAGGCCTCAAAATTGGCCTTGGCCGCTACAGCGACGGACTCTCCGACGACTGGTTCAGCCCCAACGCCGAGCCAGACCTCCAAGAGCAACTCCTCGCCCGCTGTCCTATTGAGCGCATCCGCGCCACCGCCCGCCTGTTCGGAGTTATCCCAGGATGGACGCTCGAAGACTACAACAATAGTGACTTCACCAACTTTGACCGATACAAAGGTATCTGGCTCAACCATGCGGAAGAAGCCGAAACGGCCTACCCCGCAGGTTGTGTCCACCGGTACTACGACATTGGAAAAGGGAAGTGGATTATCACCAGCGAGTCAACCAGCTCCAACCCCCACGGACAACACACCTGCAGCCGCGAGTGGTACTTCGCCGACACCCGACGCGTCGCAATCTTCAGTAAGCTCAAGCAGCACCTCCCCGCCTTCTTCAAAGCGCGGAAGGAGGCGAGGCAAGAGTGGGAAGAACGCTTCCGTTGGTTCGTCAGCTACCGCGGACTCGCCCCAACCATCGACCAGTCCGGCAGTTACGGGATCCATCAACCCGAGTGTGACTGCCCTGACCGTGGCCCCACCATCCAGGAACACGCGGATTATCAGCAGATCCAAGCGTGGTACTTCAACGCAGATGCGCGAATCGTTAGCGGTTCCGGCCTTGAGTACT